GCATATCCTGCCGGGTTCACACAAGTCCATTCTGCAGAGCTCTCACGCCTGCAACGCCTAGTATGTTTATACCGCCAGCACAGCCCTAACGCCCTTACGGTGCAACGTCTTGACTGCAGTGTAGGGCTTAGCTTAGGACTCGTCTATTGAGCGCTGATTAACGGCCGCATCCAGCGAACAGCTGTATGCTGTAGAACCGCAATGATTTAGCGGATTCTGGCCATTTGATTCCAATTGGCCAGCGGGTCATTGCCGCGCGGTGTTCTCGGGGCGAACGCTGCGCGCGCTGAGAACATACTAGGGGTGCGATGTCGTCTGCCATTATGTATAACCGCTTGCCAAGATGTCAAGGGGAGTCTGGCTGTGCGCCGGAATGGGCGCGAAACGTGCGCGGACACTCCCCTGCCGGAGGGGCCGGCTTTCCACCAGACATCCATTCCAGGATCCGCAACCCGCTATGTTGAGAGCGCGTCGAATAAGGCCGCTATTCTACGCACAACGTGCGCCTACGTTTGGCGCTTTCTGAGGATCCACTTTCTGCTCAGCAGTGCGAGCAGAGGACATGGACGATTCGCTTTTCTGACTGGAGGATTCTCGGTCCTTGGGCAACTGCGGCTATGAAGCTATATTCTCCCGCCGTGAGCGCTTTGACATCGAATTGCGTCGTCTTCGGGATGTATTGCCCTTCCGATGTCCAGCAGTGCCGCCCCTCTTGGCCATCCTCGCTCCCCCATAGTAAACACAGCGTTGAGTTCAGGTAATTCGGTTCGAGTGTAATCACCGTGCGTATCGTTGCGGGTTCGAATGCACTGGAGGGTGTTACTCGGAGCGCAATTTGGTCAGCGGATCTGCCTGGCGATGCCAGCAGTATGATCCCGGTGAGCGCTCCGAGTAATCTCTTCACTGAACCTTACCCTGCGGGACAGGGGCATTCTCGTTCAGATGTTTGAGCAACAGCTGAACGAGCGTCTCGATCGCCTCTGGATGGGATTCCAGAGCCTTGAGGACGAGCACCGCGAACTTCTGGAGCAAGTAGAGCTTCATGCAACCTCCCGATAAATGGCGTATTTCTGCGTCGTCTTGACGAGGAGCGCACTGCCGGTGCGGCCGTCTTCGAAAGGGACGTCCTTGGCCTCAGAGGGAAGAGGCTTGTCCTCGGCCCAGATCCCCGAAATCTCGTGGATCCCAGCCTTAGGACCTGTCACGTGCAGCAAGACTATCCTCTTCTCCATGCAATCCTCATGTCATAATACCGCATGGTTCCTTGGAGAGATCCAGATGGGTGTCCTTCTCGGAGTTCCATCCGGCATCAATTTGATCCCACCGGGGATATGATTGTGACTCTTGTCATCACTGGCCTTGGTTCTCTGCAGATTCGGTGCCGATCTGAACTGGCTGATCCGCGAGGTCGGCTTCTGCCAGTCGGAGCGCTTCTTCCGGAACTACGTCTTCTTCCAGGAGATACGCCTGCCAGCGGTGATGAATCGAAATAGCGAACAGGTCCTTTTTGTAGAGGAAGGCTTCGCTGTCCGGTAAGTCAGGATCCGTGTTCTTGAATGTCAGATAGAACGCGTCGTCCTTGACTTCGAGCGTATCCTCTTCTTGCAGAAGGAATTGAACTCGGCTACCCTGATATGTGGCCTCGATCTCCAGGACGTGCCGACGTTCGAACGTGCGTTCTTTCCCATCGAGCTTTTGGCGGTAGGTAATGCCCATGTCCCCTCCTTTGGCACGGGTTATGCAGACAGTATAGACGCCCACTCCGACTCACGTCTACGTTTACCCTGACGCGCTCTATGACACAAAGGTGACCCTGACGTCTTTTGGTGACAAGAGCGGCAAAGCCATATAACGTCTAGTGGTTTAGAGTAGTCTTCGTGATGTGCATCGAGATAATGTGTCGATTTGAGACAATGAGAGCATTGATCGGGTTTGACAAGACGTCCTTGTTTTAAGGCTCGACTCACAGTGCTATGGGCTCGTACTGCGTCGAGCATGGTTCCACGAGAAGTACGCCAATAGACCATGCGTGCTACCATGCAATAGGCATTCCAATTTGGAGGACAGCTTGGGAAGCAGACCCAAAGCGTTTATCGATCGTGCCAACCGAGTCTACAGGAAAAAGCGCGGCAACCGCCGGCTCGAAGAGAAGGCCTTGATTGCCGAGCTGGTGGCCAATAATGAGGGCGCTGTGTCCGAAGAAAAGGTCAAAGCGTTGGCCGTCGTGCTCGATCGTCAACCTGCCACCATTCGCGAGTGGGTCCTGAATGCCAAAGCCGAGTTCCTCCAGTCCGCCTCGCATTACGTTCGCGTGCATAAGCAAGCCATGGACAAGGCCCTAGAGCGCGAGACTGACGATTCCCTCGATGTGGCGCGGCGCGCGGCCGAGTGGGGCCTCGAACACATGGGTTACGATGGTGCCTCGATCGTGGAGAAGAAGGCCGATGAATCAAGCGGAATTAAGGTGATGATCGGGGTTAAAATTGGCGGACTCAACAACGACGGATCTGTGTCGTAACTGCGAGCACGATTCCGTAGTCAAACACGGGCTCTGCCAGATGTGCCTGGAGATGTCCGTTGTGATCGAGGACAACGAGAAAGAGCGGGTGATGTATACCCCGCAGCCGCACCAGCAGATGTTTCACCTGTCAGATCTGCCGAACCTGCTGGCATTGGGAACTCGCGGCACGGGCAAATCCCTTTCGTTGCGGTGGGATGCGATCATCCGCTGCTTCATGTTTCCTGGTTTCCGCGCGTTGATTTTGCGTCGGCAGATCACAGACCTTCGTAAGTCGCATCTGATCGACATGGAGCAGGAAGCCAAGGCGCTAGGAGTAAAATATCGTGACACACTTCATGACGTCAAATTACCAAACGGATCGATCATCCAGTTCGCACACTGCGAAGACGCTCGTGCGCTGGATGATTATCTGTCATCACAGTGGGACTACATCGGCTTTGATGAGCTGTCCACATTCACACTGGATCAATTCCTCAAGATCAGTGCAGCTGCTCGAACGATCAAAGGGAAACCTTACAAAGCTCTGGTCCGCGCGTGTTCTAATCCGCTCGGGCCAGGTGCTGCTTGGATGAAAGAGTGGTTCGTCGATCGCGAGGTCGATTACGGGGAGTTCCAGGATTACAACCCTGACGATTTCGGCATGATCTTCAGCACCCTGGAGGACAACAAATACGTCTCCAGGAAGGAATACGAGGCTCGTCTGAAGATTCTCCCGGATCACGTGCGGCGTGCTTGGCTCCTTGGCGAGTTCGTGCTGGAGGGGGTTTACTTCAGTGACTTTAGGCGCAAGACCGACGAGGGAAAACCTTGGCACGTTGTGCCCACACTGCCAACGTGGAAAGGTGAACCTCTGCAGAATTGTGCGTGGGTTTCAGTCTTTAGGGCTATTGACTGGGGCTACTTCCCTGACCCGGCAGTATGCCTGTGGATTGCAGTATTGCCGAACAATCACGCCATCGTCTTCAAAGAACACAAATGGCTCCGATCGCTCGCGAAGGACGTAGCCTTAGACATCAAACGGATGAGCGAAGGCCTGCATATCATCGAAACCTACTGCGATCCGACGATGTATATCAAGACCGGTGCGAACGAGTATTCGATCGGGGAGACCTTCGAGATCAATGGCATCCCGCTGACAGCCAGTGAGAACGACCGCATGATGTATGGCTACGCGATTCACGAGCAGCTCAACACGATCATTGATGAGCATCCGCAGCTCCAGATCGTCGAAGGCCAAGGCGGCTCAAACAGCGGCTGGGGCTGCACGGATCTCGTGCGAACCCTCCCGATCATGCAGATGGATCGCAAGGATCCAAGAAAATTAGGTGACGGCGATGATCATTGGGTGGTAGCTTTAGCGTATTATTGCATGGGTAGGGCTACGCCCTCCAGGGATCCTCAGAACCCTGTTCAACATCGGTGGATGATGCCGAAGAAACAACCAGCTGATTTGATGGTGGCATGAAATGGCACAAGACGATCCGAATGTTCCCGAGCAAGAGGAAATGGAAGATCAGGACTCTGAGCGGCCGGAGGGCGAGCAGGAAGAGGAAGTAGAACAACCCGATCCTGAGGAGGAACTGAATAAAGAGATCGCCAAGAACCTTAGCGAGCGCAGAGAGATCGCCAAGCGCAACCGGCGCGAGTATTTCAACGAGTGGAAGCGCAACGTCGAGCTTCGTCTCGGGAAAATCGCCTCGCAATATACCGGCGGCGTTTCAGTCCAGGACGAGGTTCAGACCGAGATCAATCCCGATTGGTTCCTCACGAAGGTCAAGACAGCCAACCTCTTCAGTCAGGTCCCAGAAGTCCAGGGCACGCACGAGAACGACATGTTCGCGGAGGCAATCCCCGCGTTCATGAAGGCCTTGCGCTACGAGCTGGGCGACAAACGCTGCAACGCCGGCATGGCGATGGAGATGGCCCTGAACGATGTGGTCAACGCGGCCGGCGTCGGCGCCATTCTCGTCGGCTGGGAAGCTCGGTTCCAGATGAAGAAGCAGCCGGTCAAGGATCTGAGCCGCCAACTTCCTCCGGATGTGATCAACAAACTCGTCGAAACCAACCAAATTCCGAGCACCGAAGTCCCCGAGCCCGTCAGTTCCCGAATTTTCTGGGAGCGTGTCTCTCCAGTCGATTTACTGTGGCCCGCGGAGTTTGCGGGCGCCGATTTCAACCAAGGTGACTTTATTGGTCGCTCAGGTCGAGCCCCGTGGGGCATCGCGCGTGACGAGTTCCAGCTCACCGATGAAGTTAAATCCAAGGTTCTGCAGTCGCCCGAGCAGAAAACTGAGGATTCCCTTCGTGCCATCCCGAACAAATCAACCGCCGACGCCACGAAAGTCGTGAAATTCGACGAGCTGTATTACTGGCGCTACCGCTACGATCCTGATTGCTCCTTTTTCGACGAGATCTGGAAGATCGTGTGGATCGAGGGCATCACGGAGCCAGTGATCCACCAAAAATGGGGCGGTCAACACTTCGCGGAAGAGACCGGCATGTATGTTGGCTCCAAAGTATTCCCGATTCAGGTGGGCACGATCACCTACATCTCGGACAATGCCATTCCGCCGAGCGATTCCTCAGCTGCGCGTCCCCAAGTCAATGATATGCGCCGGTCCCGTTCGCAGATGTTCCAGCAACGCGAGCGCGCGATCCCGATGCGGTGGTATGATACGAACCGCGTCGACCCGTTGATCGGTGATCTCATCATGAAGGGCAGTCTCATGACGACGATCCCGACGAACGGGCCTGGCGATCGGTCCATCGGTGAAGTCGCCCGTGCATCCTATCCGACCGAGAACTTCCAATTCGATCAGATGAACAAAAAGGATCTGATGGAAATGTGGATGATCGATCAGTCGATGATGGGACAGCCGGCGCCGCGCCAGAATAAGGACCAGACTGCGATGCAGCAGCAGGGCATGACGGCCCGACTCGGACAGGAGCGCGGCTTTGTCTCCAGGTGGTTTCTGCGATTGTGCGACGTGACCATTGGTCTCATGTCCCTATATGGAACGTTCCCGAATCTTACTGTAGAAGAGAAGAAGGCGATGCTGCAGAAGTGGGATCCGAAGAAGTATCCGGCCGACATTACCTTGAAGATACGCCCTGACGCCACGATCTTGCTCGACGTGAATCAGCGGATCGATCGGCTGATGAAGTTCCTCAACATGACGGTCAAGTCGGGCTTCGTGAATCCCAAGCCTATTCTGATTGAGCTGACCGAACTGAGCGGCATTGATCCAGCCAAGGTGATCAACGATCCGAAGCCGCCAGAGCCGGAACCCGTGAATGTCAGCTACCGTGCCTCGGGCAAGGAAGACCTGATGAACCCGCTCGTGATCGCGATGCTGATGGAAGGCAAGCGGATGCCGGGTGACGAAGTGATCGAGAAAGCCAAGCAGCTGCTTGAGAAATTGGGCCAACCGGCCAAACCTCCTGCTCCTCCGGGAGCAGCGCCAGGCGCCCCAGGACAGGCCCCTCCTCCAGCCGGTCCTGGGCGCCCACCTGGCCCACCTGGGCCTCCTGGACAGGGCGGCGCGAACGCCCATCCCGAATGGTCCTTGGCTGGAAAGATCGCCAAGCGCAGCCGAGAGATTGGCGGACAGTGATGCCGAATCGAAAAGATGGTTTACCTCGTAGAGGATGGTCTCGTTCTACTGCCGCCGCAGCACATCCCTCGTTGACTGACATTGCGTGGGCAGCGGGAATCTGGGAAAGCGAGGGAGGAATTAGCGGAGTTCGTAGATCGTTCACGTCTATCCAAATGAACGTGACCCAGAAAGATACCTGGATACTCGATAGACTTGTGTCCTTATTTGGCGGTAGCTACTACGCGGCATATACCCGACCGAGACCACAAGACAGAGTTTTTAAGTTCCATCGTTGGCAAATTTCAGGCCCAAGAGCCAGAGGATTTGCTATGACGATCTTTTCGTTTTTGTCTCCGAGAAGAAGAGAGCAAGTCAAGAATGCCTTTCGAGGGGAGAGGTAGCTATATTCCACTTTTCGATTTCGTGTGCGCGAATTGCAAAGGTGAGTTCAAGGATGTGATGGTCAGATCCGCGTTGCATCATCACTACTCGCCGGCCTGCCCGAAATGCGGCAAGATCGGCAGCTTGCAGAAGCAACCATCGCGCTCGGCATTCGTCGTTAAAGGTTTCAACGCCAAGAATGGCTATTCAGGAGGAAAATAGCTATGAAACTTGATCCGCATCCCGATATCAAAGCAGCAGAGGATCGCTACATCCCGCGCGCAACTTCGGACACTAAGGAAAACTGCGACAATGGAAGCACCGTCAAATGCGATAAATGCGGCGCTGATCTTCACATCGGAGATTTTCCTTTTTGTCCCCACGGTCGGGGAGTTTCTCAGGCAATTGCGGATGGAATCCCCGGAGGCGTGGAGATACGTCATGGGTTGTGCAATTCGGATGGATCACCGAGGACTTACTATTCACATTCCGAAATCAAACGAGAGGCCGAGAAACGAGGATTCACCAATGTCGTAACACACGTCGCCTCGCCCGGCAGCGACAAGAATGAAAAGGGTCACACGACCCGCTGGGTGTAGTTTGTTTGTCAAAACCCTCTAAATAAGAGGGTTTCGTCGGAGGAATCGCTTACCCATTCAACGTTAGAAGGGAGCTAATCATGCCTGAGTTAGAGGACATCATCAAGAGCGCAATCGACGAAGCCACAGACACCGGAAATGTCCCCGAGCCGATGGAGGGGGAAGAATCGGAGCCGTCCGATGAAGGAGATGCTGACACCGGAGGAGACGAGACAGCTGAAGGCGATAGTGACACTTCTGACGAATCTGATCAGGAGGATGGAGTCGAGGAACAGATATCTAATGAAGAGTCCGAGGAGCCCGAGCCAGAACCCGAGCCTGCGAGGAAAGAACCAACAGCCGAGGATAAGGAATTCGAGGCTGTCCTCAAGGAACTCGGGATCAACAAGCCTAATGAGAAAGCTCGAAGAAACCGCATCCCGTATGATCGAACCCTCCGCACTCTCGTCAACACCGTCAAGAAAGAGCGGACGCGGCTCGCAGAGGCGCACGGCAAAGAGATAGGCCCGGTCCGGGAGAGTCTCTCAAAGGCCGAGGCGGCGCTGGCCAACTTCCAGAACGCCGACGTCATGATGCGCAACGATCCGGAGATGTTTATCCGGACGCTCGCAGCGATGTATCCCGACAAATACACGAAGTATTTAGGGGGGGCGGCGCAGCAGAAGGTTGATCCGAACGCGGAGATGCCCCAGCCCGACGTGAAGTATGACGACGGGACCATGGCCTACTCGCCTGAGCAATACAAGAAGCTGATGATGTGGAATCAGGATCAGGCAGTGGCTCGCGCGCGCGAGGAATCGGATCGTCTCTATGGTCCAATCGTCAAGCGCGATCAGGCCCAGCAGCTGATCAACCAGACTCGCGTAGACGTCCAGCAGCGCGTGACTCGGCAGCGCGATGTCTGGGGTGCGGAGTTCTACAACACGAACGAAGTCGAGATCGCCAAGGCAGTCAATGAGGAGACTCAGGCCGCGCGCCGGGAGAATCGTCAGCCGATCGCGTTCGAATCCCTGGTCGCTCATATTCTCGTGCCCAAGATGCAGGAGAAAGTGGACAAGGCGCGCGAAAAGGCCCAAGATGAGTTGAAGAAAGCACCAAAGGCTGCGATCAAAACCCACGTGGCCTCGTCAAGGCCAGTCAAGCCGGCGGATGACGATCGTCCGCTCGAAGATAAAATGAAGGACGCCGTGTCCAACTTCAAGCGCCTGCACGGAATTCGGTAGTTGTTGACAAAGGGGGACAGTGTTGCTTACACTGTCCTCTACCGAGTTGCTCGCGTAACGAGCCCCAACCCGCACCCGACCGCGTTAGAGCCGGCAGCGAATCCCGAGCTGCTAATCGAGATACGACAAACTCGAACTCTAACGAGGTTGAATCATGGCACTCACAATTGGACAGATCGCTGCGATCAGCTATCCGGCCGTCCTGGCGGATCAGCGGAAACCAGCGAACCAGTGGGCTGAGTCCGCGTTCCTGCGGGAGCTTGAGCGTCAAGGCGCCGTTGAGCATCGCTCTTTGGGCGCGACGATCGAGGCTCCCCTGGACTATCAGCGGAACCCCAACACCGTGATCCAGACTACGGACCTCCAACCCCTCTCGCTGCAGAAGACCGAGGTTTTGACCTCCGCGTCTTACGCGATTGCCGAGGTGACGGCTCCGGTGGTTTGGTCGAAGAAAGACGAAGTTCAGAACCCGACCGAGAACCAGAAGATTGCTCTCGTGAAGTCCCTGCTTGCCAACGCGATCGAGTCTCACGACGACATCCTGGAGCAACAGATCTTCTCGACCGCGACCAACGGGTTCCAGGGTCTCCAGAATATGGTTCCCTACGCCAATACGACCGGCTCGTTCGGTGGTATCGACGCGGGCGCGAACTCATTCTGGCGTAATCAGGCGAATACCTACCTGGACGACACCGATATCGAAGCAGGAATGACCACGACCTGGAATCAGGCCGCGAAAGGCTCTGGCGCCAAGCTGGTCCCGACGCTGCTCGTCTCGGACGGCATCACCCAGGCTCTCTTCGAGGGCACGCAGCAAGCACTTCAGCGCTGGAACGATACCCAGGAGCTGAAGGCTGGCTTCAAGGTCCTCGGATTCAAAACCGCACGTTACGTCTTCTCGCAATACGGGAACGGCCGCGTCTACTTCCTGAACCCGAAGAACGCGATGCTGGTTGTTTCGAAGGAATACTTCCGTGACCTTGGCGACGCGCAAGAAATTCCGAACGCTAACGGCTTCGTGAAGAAAATCTACTCGGCAATCCAGTTTGTCACGAACAACCGCTCACGGCTCGGGATCATCTCGACTGTGGCCCTCGGATAACTCTGAAGGAGATACGATCATGGCGAAACTTGTTGGACATGTCCTGGCAGTCGTGGGCGATCCGTCCGCGATCGATGGACCGACCAGCGTTGCCACGTCGAATGGTCTCGGCCAGCGGAATCCCGTTGGAGTCCAGTCCTATGACGATGCGGGCAACCTCTACATCTACGTCGCTGGCGTAGCCTCGGTCGCACAGGGCGATTGGGTGTTCTACTCGCAGGCGAACGTGCTCGCAATGGTGCGAGTGCTGAACGATGCGAACACGGGCAAGGCCGGTCAGGTAGGCGTAGCTCAGGCGGCGGTTGTCGCAAGCTGCTGGGGCTGGGTCCTCATCTACGGTCAATCCCAGTCGGCCTCGTTCGGAACTGCGAACGTCCTGACGGCGGCAACGGTCGACGCGGCTCTTTATCGGTCGGGCACCACGGCGCGGCTCAGTAACTCGGCAGTCGCGAAGGATACGGTCTTCGGAGCGTATTCCTCAACGGCTGGCTCGGGTAACTTGGCAGCAGTGACCGTGAACTACCCGTTCGTTGTGGATCAGTCGACTCTGTAAGAACCAAGCACAGGCTTCGGCCTGGATGGGAGGCTGGCATATCGCTAGCCTCCCTGATTTCTTCGTCAAGGAGTTACGACGATGGCTATGGCACGACTCGTATACAAAGGCGGCGTTCCCTTCATCAAGCCCGGTCTCGTGTTCAAAGGCGAATCAGGCATCCTCACCAATGCAGGCGCACCGACCAACGGAACCTCGGGCACGGGCGCCGGTCGATTCGGGAAAGGTTCACTCCTCGAAGATACGACCAATGGCAACCTCTACATCAACACCAACACGATGGCGTCCCCAACGTGGACATTGGTCGCGGGCGGTTCGGGCGTGTCCGCATTCTCGACGACCGATGCCATCACGGCGCATGGTGGTGGTGGGCAGGGTTCAGCGACCGCACTCACGACCACGATGAACCATGTGACGGTTGTGGTAAGTCAGGGCGATTCCGTGGCGCTTCCTCTCGCTGTGGCAGGTTCGCTGGTGGTCATCGACAACAAAACCTTGCAGAATATGCAAGTCTTTGGATCGGGCACGGACACGATCAACGGCGTAGCCACAGCGACTGGTGTGGGGCAGGGCGGATGGACTGAGTGTCTTTATATCGCCGAGACTTCGGCGCCAGGCGGGAACTGGATCGTTGCTCCGTTCTCATTGCTCGGCGAGATTCCGATTGCGGTCGGCTCGGCAAGCTTCACGGTGCCGGTGCATATCTCGCAATCGTATGTGTTCAACCGCGCAGGCGTAGTCGCGGCTACGATCGCCGCCGCGACGGCTGGTGCTCCCGGAACCGGCGACGACGGAAACATCTACGTCTTCACATCGGATTCAGCGAACGCGCACACGGTCACGTTCACGGGAGGCACGCTCGATAGTGGTGGCGCGGCAACCACGACGGCGACATTCAACGCGAACAAGGGCGTCTCGCTTGAAGTGATGGCCTACAACGGTCGTTACAAGGTGCTCAACGCAAACGGTGTATCATTCAGCTAAGGTTGAGGGGCTTTGGCCCCTCTCCTTTGTAGGAGACAGAACATGAAGAAATTTGCTCTTTCAGTTCTGGCGGCAGTGCTCGGAGCAGCCCTCGCGCTGAATGCCCACGCCGTCAAGACCTTCGCACAGACGTTGGGAACGGGCATGGCACAGACCATGACGGCTCTGACACTCACCAACACCACAAATCAGATGGTGCTGGGCACAACCAATACCGTGACGATCAGCTCGACCGCTCCGGCTTCCAGCCGAACGTATACGTTGGACGATGCTGGCTCAGCGGCTCACATCGGATTGTTCGCGGGCGCGCCTCCGGCCGCCGCTCAGAACTGGCCTCAGACGATGTTCGTGACAGGCTCGAACTACCAGAATGCGACGACCACGTTTTCGACGGTCACTGGGCTGTCCTTCTCGGCGGCCGCGTCGACCAACTACGCCGTTCACTGCCATCTGCAGTGGCAGAACACGACTCAGACGACTGACTACAAACTTCAGTTCACTGGGCCGGCGGCTCCAACTGCGGTGCTCATTGATATTCATCACGAGACGACCAACGCTGTGACTGGGCTGTTCCAGCACGGGGCTCTCTCGGCGTTCGCTTCGGCCTACGATCCGAACGTGACGCTCGCGGGTTCGGCTCAGAACTACTACGACGTCGTGGATGCAACGGTTGTCAACGGAACGACTGCTGGCTCCGTAGCACTCCAGATGGCTCTGCATGCGGCCACTGGCACGCTTCAGGTCAACATCGGTTCTGGCTGCGTCGTGCAATAGAACGGCCCATATTGCTCGATTCAGTAAACTCGTTTCGTGGATGATCTGGGGGAGAGCGCATAACTCTCCCTTACATCCATACCGCAGGGCGGCATCCAAATGGCATATATCAACAAACGTCTTGGCACTGATTCCTTTCCTGGCAGACTCAACGAAGCCCGAACCCAGACAACTGCAGGCGGTG